CCGTGATTGGCTCGCTGATTACCTCCCGCGCAGCCGCCGCGACCAGCCGCTCATATTGCAGAGTCGTCGCCGGCGTGAATACCCGACCGCGTGCAAATCGAGGCCGCCCCTTGCTCTTTGGTTGCCCTGGTATGACGATCAAAGCCTCAGGCATTGCGGTTAATCCAGTCGCTCACATTGCCTTTTTGCTGTGGTTCCTGGCCGAGTCCCTGGCGCAATAAATCGACCACCACGGCGGCCTTGCTTTGTTCCCTGGCGACCGATTGCGCTTCGATTTCGGCCAGTAGATCACTTGGACACCGAAAAAAAAGCGGTTTTAACTCGTTGTTTTTGTTGGCCTTTTGATGTTTCATTAAATTATTTTCACTTTTTTTGGATTTAGGGGTTGACTCTAAGCGATATCGGACTTAAATTCAATACCGGAATCAATTAAACACAAACCAGGAGCGACACACATGGCAACAATAACAAAGAAAGCAGCAAACCGAATCAATGAACTATTGCGCGTGGCATCAATCTACAGCCACGCCGCCAACAGAGCGGCTGGCTCTGAGACCGAGGGGGCATATTATTGGAGTTACTCCCTCAAAGAAGGCGCCGCGGTTCGCGCCCTGTTCGATGAGTTCGGCATTGAAACAGAGTCTTTTAATTGGTTTACAGCGGACCGAGTCGAAGGCCTGAGGATTGCAGCTGAGGCAGCACGCCAAGCAGCCTAACCCACTGACGAGGCCCCGTGACAGGGGCCGAAACGCCGCAAGGCGTCTGGGAAGTCAAACACAACAGGAGCGAGACAACATGAAAACAGACGTTTATCAAGAAGTAACCAACCAGGTCGTCGAGATGATGGAGACAGCCGGCGCCAATTGGATCAAGCCCTTCGAGGCGCTGGCCGGCGGGATGCCGATGAACGCAACGACCGGCAACGAGTACCGAGGAATTAATGTGCTATTGCTGGCAATGGCCGGCGGTCAGCATTGGGCCAGCTTCAAGCAATGGCAGACCAAGGGCGCCCAGGTTCGCAAGGGCGAGAAAGGAACGCGCATTGTATTCTTCAAGATGCTAGAGCGCGAGAACGCCAAGGGCGGCACCGATAAGTTTCCGATGATCCGCTACTCAACCGTATTCAGCGCCGACCAGGTCGACGGATGGGACGCACCAGCAGCCCCAGAGCGCCCCGTCTCAGCCGTTGAGGCCATCGCAGCCGCCGATTCTTGGGTCGAGGCTACCGGCGCCGAGGTACGATTCAACGACCACGGTCGATGCTTTTACTCGCCAGGCCAGGACTTTATCAGTATGTCGCAGCCGTCAAGCTTTACCGCAACGCCGACCAGCACACAGAGCGAGCTCTACTACGCGACCCTGTTGCATGAGTTGACGCACTGGACCGGCTCAGAACACCGCCTGGCACGCACCAAGGGCAAGCGCTTTGGCGATGATGCTTACGCCATGGAGGAATTAGTCGCCGAGCTTGGCGCCGCGATGCAGTGCGTAATGTTGGGAGTGACCAACGAACCACGCGAGGATCACGCGCACTACCTCAACGGCTGGCTTACAGCCTTGAAAGGTGACAAGCGATTAATCTTCACCGCCGCAGCCGAAGCGCAGAAAGCTTGCGACTTTATCAAAAACCTACAGCAGAGCGCGGCACAAGCCGCGTAATGCAACCCCAAACCAACAGAGGAGCACTAACCATGAGCGATCAATTAAAACTTATTCTCAGCTACCGCAAGAACGAAGGAACAGAGCGCAAGCCTGTTTGGAGTGATTGGCATTGGGAATCATACTGTCCGATCGACAGCGTCGACGGCATTGTATCAATCACTCAGAAGTACAACCAGCATCGCCACGTTTTTCGAGGTTGGGAGTGGAAACTAGAGGCCGGTTACCTTGCCCCTAACGGCAAGACCACCCAGGCTTATATCGACTAATCCCTGCTGATGAGATCCAGTGGTGCGGATCGAAACGCCGTGAGGCGTCCAGGAAACCAACAAAGGAGTGATAACAATGTTTGAGACAGAAACCTACCGGATCCCGCACTTTGCCATCGTGCCGCTACTGTATGACGACTACAGCGGCATTCAGGACGACGACGAGGCATTCGTTGACAACCTGCAAGCCTGGCTTGATGAGGAGCATGGCGCGGGCCAGTGGCATATTGGGGATGTATCCGAGCCTTACCATGGCCGCGCTGATTTCGAGCGCATCCTGGGAGAGATCTGCAACGTGAGCATCGAGGTGCGGATATGAGAGACCGCAGAATTCACAATACCGTGGCGGTTCGACTGCTTACCAATAGCGATCAATACGGTTTGTATTGGCAGGACGATGACGGCAACAACTCGGACTTTATTTGCACCGTTCACGGATTCGAGAACGCTATCAGGGTAGCAAATGGCATAGCCCACCGGCAATGCGAGTTCGTCAAGCACCCCTGCTTTAAATCAGACGAGGTGGCAGCATGAACAACTTGCAGAAGATCGCCACCGCAGCCGCGGTGATCGTCGCCGCAATTGCGGTGTTATGGATCAGCTCGGAAGATTACGAGCACCAGGTCGCAGAGCACGCGCGATATATCCAGGACGTATGCGCCGGATATCACCCCGACTACCTGGACGCAAAACCAAATTGTGAGGAGCAATAAAATGTCAAAGCAGTACATAAAGAAGCAAGTGATTATCGACGAACAGGCCGCAACGATTAAAGAGCTGGAGGCACAGCTCGCCCGAGAGAAAGACGTTTTAGCCTGGCGCGATGTTCAACTCAAAAAAGAATGCGAAAATCTGCACGACATAAGAAGTGCGGATGTAGTGATAACGGTTTTTGAAGAGGATTATTATGTTAATCGCCCCGCCGTGATCCTCAGTCAAACCCAGCTGTACAAGGAAGACTTTTATATCGATCAGCCCGCAATGGTCGAGGAAGCCTTAAAGCTTAGAGATTCGCTATCAGAATTTTATCAGCACCATAACAATGATGTGCGGATATCCGTCAGCATTAATTCAATTTAAGGAGGTGATCCGATGAAGTTAAGACGAGAGGATTTGCTGGACGCCTGGCACTTGATCCACCTGACCCTGGAGCAGATGACCGAGCGAATGGACGAGGCCGACCGCGCTTGTATGGTGACAACCAGGGACACGATCGAGCGCTTACAGCGTGAGATGCTACGCGAGCCCCAATAATTTTTGGCCTGACCTTTCTAGTGTGTTAAAGCCGGCCTGAACAGGAAAGTATAACTGACACCGAGCGGATGCAAGGCCGTACCAACTTAAACCAGAGGAGCGAAACGATGGCGAAGCTATCACCAAATGGATATCTGAGCGGGTCAATCATGCCCGCCTACATGGGCGCCAGCCCGTACCAATCCCCGCACGAAGTGCTGGACCAATGCCGCGCAGCTCGCGCGGGCGGAGAACTGCCAGAGCTGGACAGCTTGCAGATCGACATAGGCAACGCAACGGAAAACGTGATTTTAAATCGTGGTCTCCGGATGATTGGCTTGCAGGATTATGACTGGTACAACTACCAGCTCGACGGCACAGACGCAGCCAAGAAGCACCCAGCGCTGGACTTATGGTACAGCGATGACGGCCTGTTATATTGTAATGAGCCGTTGACAATACGCACCGACCAAAGCGCGGGCATAGTGGTTATGAACGACAGCGGCGAGGTTGCGCTGACAGGGTTAGGCGTGCTCGAAGCAAAGTTTACCACCGTGTTTGAAAAGCCCGACGACCCGCCACTATATCGGGGACCGATACAGCTGCAAGCTGGCATGATGTGCCATGATGCGCGCTGGGGTATCTTGATCACCTGCTACGGCGCCCGCAAGATTGTGATTCATGTATTCGAGCCACACGGCGCGACCCAGGCAAGGATTACCCAGGCGTGCCACGAATTCGAGAAGCACATGAGCGATGGCACCTACCCAGCGCCAACAACCCTGGAGCAAGTCCACCGCGTTTACAGCAAGCCAGAGGATGACACCATCGAGCTGCGCGAGGATGCCATCGCAGCCGTCGACAGTTATATTGGCGCAAAGCTGGTGCTAAAGAAGTACCAGGAGCAGCTCGAACAAAGCAGCCTGGCGTTAATGGGTATGCTTGGCAATTCAACCAAGGCAGAGCTGCGCGACGACACCGGCAGACTAATCAAGGTCAACTGGCCAGTCAGACACAGCAAAGCCAAACCCGCAAAGCAATGCCCCAGCTGTAACCACGAACTAGAACCGGCAAAGCCAGAGAGCAGCGCCCGTCAGAAATCAATCACAATAAAAGAGGTAATCGAACGATGAGCAAACTACCAACACTCGCACCGCAGAACATGACCGAAGCAATGGAATTTTCCAAGATGATTAGCCAGTCAGGCATGGTGCCAGGCGCCTACAAAGGCAAACCGCAGGATGTGCTGGTCGCTATCCAGTGGGGATATGAGCTAGGCCTGCAACCGCTGCAAGCCCTGCAAAATATCGCGGTAATCAATGGCAAGCCCAGCGTATACGGTGACGCAGCCCTGGCGCTCGTCAAGAATGACCCCCGTTGCGCTGGCGTTAAAGAATGGATCGACGGCGAAGGCGACAACAAGGTCGCGCATTGCCTGGTCAAGCGCCGCTACTCCGAAGAGATGGAGGAGACAGAGCGAACCTTCAGCGTGGCCGATGCCAAGAAGGCCAGGCTATGGGGTAAGCAAGGACCGTGGACAAACTACGCCGAGCGAATGCTTGCCATGAGAGCGCGAGGCTTTGCACTGCGGGACGCATTCCCAGATGCGCTCAAGGGCGTGATCACAGCCGAGGAGGCGCAAGACTACCCAGTCGACAAAGGCGAAGCTAGAGATATAACGCCTAATGTTACGCATGCGAATCCGCTGGACAGTTTGCCGCCACCACCACCAGCCGATGACTATGCCGAATATGAATCCACAGCGATCGAAGTCGCAGCGGAAGTCATACCGGAACCCGTACCGGAAACCGTACTGGAACCAAAGTCTAAAAAGAAGTCCAAGCCATCTGTTTACCAGGTCATGAACCACAACGGCGAGCAGTACAAGGACGACTACACCACAGAGCAAGCCTATGCCGATGGGTTTACTGTGATGCTAGACGTGTACGAAAAAAACTTTAAGAAGAAAGGAACCGAAGCAGCCGAAGCCCTGGCAATGCTGTTTCAGATCAGGGATCACAACCTGTCGACGATGGGGTTTCTGGAGGCAACGACTCGCGTTCATGTCTCCGGCTATCTGAATACCAAGATCAGCAGACTTGAGAAGGAGGCGGGTAAGTGAGACAGCCAACTGAGAGACAGATGGAAATTTACAACTTCATCGCCGAGTATTACGCTCGGCATGAAGCACCGCCAGAGCAGAGGCAGATTTGTCAACATTTCCAGTTATTTAGGACGACAGTTTCAGATCATGTCCAAGCACTAGAGCGTAAGGGTTTGATTAAACGGAAAGGAAGGGGGTATAAAAACAACTTGACATTAGTATAATGATGCAAAATCTATCGGCACTCGGCTATGGCAGCACGATCTATCGAGAGGCACCTGGAGTTTTGCACAACGGATTATCAGCGGGAAGTTATCCAGCTGCACATCCAGGGCTTAACTCAGACTGAAATTGGCAGAAGATTAGGCAGGCATTCTAAGCGAGTGCACGCGGTAATATCACGCGTACACATTAGAGCAGCGGCTTCCGGTGTGGCCCCAGATTACGGGGTCACTCGGCAAGTTGCACCAGGGTTCACCACCAAAAGATTAAGCACCGCATACGGTGAAGACGGATCCATCAAGCTGCAATGGCACATCCAGGAACCTGAGAAGGTCAAGATCCAGGAGATGATGGACGAGTTTACCGATGCGTTTAAAGATGAACTATCGGGCATACATAAACCACTGAAAGCACCCAAGACTGTAGACCAAGATCTTATGTCGGTGTACCTGATAGGCGATCACCACCTGGGCCTGAGTGCCTGGTCAGAGGAGACAGGCGCCGAAGATTGGGACGTTAGCAAGTCAGAAAAAATATTAGACGATGCAGTCGACAGGCTGGTCGCTGTATCCCCCAACAGTGAGACAGGATGCCTGGTCAACTTGGGCGACTTTTTCCACATCCAGGACGCGAGTTCAAGCACACCCAATTCTAAAAACCTGCTAGATTCCGATGGCAATTGGGGGCGCATTATCAGAGCGGGATCACACCTCATAAAACGAGTCGTGTTACGCATGCTTGAGAAGCATAAAAAGGTAATGGTCGTGAATGCCAGGGGCAACCATGATCCAGACGCAAGCCTGTTTCTCAACACTGCAATTCAAATGTACTTCGAGAACGACAAGCGCGTCACAGTGCTGGATAACTTCAACAAGTTTGTATGGTTTCAGTTCGGCAAGAACCTGGTCGTCACTCATCACGGTGACAAGATCAACGCAACCAGGTTATACGAGGCCATCACACGCAACCTCAGAAAAGAATGGGGCGATGCCGATCATGTTTACTGCTACCTGGGACACATCCACCATCGAGACGCAAAAGAAATAGGCGGCATGACCATCGAACATTTCGGGGTTTTACCGCCGCCAGATTCTTGGCACAATGCTAGTGGATACGGCGCAGAAAGAACGATGACCTGCATCGTATTACACAAGCAGTATGGAGAAGAGGCAAGACTAAAAGTAAACGCGGAGCGATTAAGATGAGTGCATTCGATAAACAAGTAGGCGGCAACCATTACAAACAGATGATGATCCAACCGTTAGAGTATGCCCTGGCAAACAATCTAGGGATTTGTGAACATGCGGTGGTGAAATATATTTCGCGCTGGAGAGAGAAGGGCGGGGTTGATGATCTGCGGAAAGCAATACACTACTGCGAGATCTTGATCGACACGGAGCTGCAACCAAAGGTCCAAGATCCAGTGGTCAAGTCAACCGGACTCTTGCATACTACGCAAGACTAACCGTTTGATACCAGGTCTAAGATCTTGGCAACCGGCCCTGGAATATCTTCTTCTTCGCCATCGTCAGGATCATCGTATTCTTCGTGCTGAACCACGGCAATAATAACTGTCTGCCCTGGCTCCAGATCTTGAATGGTTATGTCGGGCATTAGTTCTTGCGCTTCTTTGCCATCCGCTTCATCGCTGCTTTCTTGAGTCCTGGATCCATCTTGTCTTTCTTGGATGGTCGTCCAACCTTTGATCCGTATGTACCTTTACCGTATGGCATGGTGTTCTCCTAGTTGTATTCCCACATTACAGGCCTGGTGCGCCTGGTATCTACGTGCATAAATGTTTTGCCCTGGCCGAACCCGCTGAAGCCAAGCGCCATACCATTCTGAACGATCAGAAACTTTTGGTTGCCATCTGATACTGCTATGTCGGCAGCAATACCTTGAGCATGAGTGCCAGGCTTAGACTTCTTGATTTCCAGCGAGTGATTGGGCGATCTGAAACCGCTGGTGATTCGAAACGGAAAGCCGCACGCCTCGCGCAGCTGGTCTAGCGCATAGATGAACTCATCCTGCATACCGTTCTCGCCCGTCTCTTGGCAGTTAAACTCTTCTCTGGTGAAATATTTAAACATCGTTTAAACCTGTGTATCCAATTCTTCTTTTTCTTGCGCGTACTTATGTAGCATTATTGCAGTTTCATGCGCTTTATTTTTTAGCGGTCTTCGCCGATTCTCTAAATGCTTTATCGGTAGGCGCACCCTTGGCGCCAGGCTTCCGCATACGCTCGCTTGATCCTGACTTTATCCTGGCACGCTTTGCCATGATGTTGTAATACAATCCCTTGTTAGGCTTCTTCATTTCCGCATCTCCATTAGCTTGGATACACCACGGATACCGAATGAACTACTGATCGCAATGAACAGTAGATACTGATACCACTCAGGCAATTGTGACAGTGCTTGGAATCCAGCGTCAACCCTATCGATCACACCAATATCGTTAATAGCTATGGCATAACCAAC